TAGTAAAATATTATGGCCCTCCAGGGACAGGTAAAACAACCACTCTTCTTAATATTATAGAAGACCATATAGACAAGGGAACACAACCAGAAAGAATTGCTTTTATTTCTTTCTCCGTTAAGGCAGCAAACGAAGGAAAAAACAGAGCACACGCTCGATTTGGACTAGCTTTTGAAGAAATGCCTTATTTTTGTACAAGCCATGCTTTTTGTAAAAGAAACATGGGAATATCTCAAGTCGTAAACGGTAGAGACATATTTGATTTCTTGCAAGAGTATCAGTTTAATTTAACAAAGAAGTACCCTAATAATACAAGAGCCCTTAGGTCCGTGGTCCAAGATCCTTATTTCGAGATTATAGAAAGAGCGAAAACTAATTGTCGTTCTTTGAAAGATGA